GGCCGCAACCCATTTGGGCTGTGCCAGCGGCTTATCAGGGTTCGAATACCACTCGCCGTCTGGGCCGCGATAGGCCACATGCGTCAGCCAATGGCCGAATTCGAGAAGGTGCCCATGGCGTGCCTTTTCGCTGTTCCAAGACACAACATAGACCTGTTTCCCGTCTGTGGACCTCTCGGGGCTGTATGCAAGGTAGATTGCGCTCCGAAGAAGCCCCGGGGTAATGCTGCCGCCCTCAGCTGTGCCAACCGGAGCGCGAGCCTTAGCCTCATCTCGTAATACCTGGCCTCCCGCAACCGCCATCGACCGCGCTAGGCGCTCTCGGAGGAAGTCCGACAGCTGATCAAGCCCTCGGTCCCAACCGGTCGTGTCGAGCCTGGCCGAGATGCCGTCAGCCATCGTTGCCGCCGATCTCGCAGACGAGATCCGTCCACTGGCGCCCTTCGTGATCGTGTCGCACCTGGACGATGTCGTACGGCTCACCACCCAGCAGCACGCGATAGCTCGCGTCGAGCGTGGGGCGATAGTCGAGCCGCAAGCTGTACTTGCTGATCGATGCCGCTACGTCTCCCTGCAACTGCCCGATTGCCGAGAGCCCGTTCTGCCCGCTGGGATTGGACCAGGCAGTCAGCACGTCCTCCCATTGGTCGCTGGGCTGGCCCGCCGTGTCAGTACCCTGCACACGCCGCTGGACCCTGACCAGGCGCTTCTGCTTTCGCCGTGGAAGTGCCATTTCACACCCGGCCTTCAACACTGATCGGCGACAGGAGCGTATCGACGTACGACGCCGGCATTGTCTCGACGGCTTGCTCGAGGGTGAAGAGTGACGGCTGCTCCAACATCCACGTGGCAGCGAGCAAGATCCAGTTCTTGACCGATGCATAGTCGGCCATGTTCTCGATGCCCGCGAGGTAGGTCACCTCTACGATGCCGTGCGGACGGCAATCCGCCGTGAGTCGAATGCGCGGGTCCTTGTCCACGGTCCAGAGCGAATACGAAGCTGGATCGACTGGCTGACCATCCGCCGTGATCGATTCCAGCTCGTACACCTGGCCGACACCCAGCTGCAGATCGCCCCTCGGCCACGCCTGACGGCGTTCCGAGTAGCGAGCACGGCGGATCGCCGCGCCGGAGCGACGCTCCGCAGTCTGACGAGCCGCAGGGATGACGATGCCGGTGATGTAGTCGTTGAGCGCCGCCGCTTCATCACTGCCCATGCGGGCATGGGCAACAAGCTCCGCAGCGGTGACGGGTTCGGCATCGTCAATCCAAGCGACAAACTTGGGCATGGCGGTTACTTCTGGCCACCCGGGTTCGGAGCGCCCTGCTTGCCACCCTTCTGCTCGGCGGAGGCTGCCTTTTCAGGAACGTGGTGCTCGGCATGACCGGCGTCGACCAGGCGATCGGCATGGTCCGGCGCGAAGCCAGCAATGTCGCCCTTCACGTAAGACGCGTGCGGGCGAGCGAACTTAACGAGCTTGTGCTTGCTCATGATGATTCCTTGATGGCGATCCGCCGGCACAGCGCCGGCGGATCTTTCGTTGACGTCAGCGAGGATGCCTCGTGGTTACGCGATCGCGCCCCACTTGACCTGGTCGGCCATGGCGACGGACTCGACATGGCGCGGACCGAAGTCGTTGTGGGTGATCACGCGGACCAGCGTCTGATCGCGCTGGAAGGCGCTGATCACATTGCCTTCGCTGTCCTTGTAGGTCGCCTCGCTGCTGTAGTCGATGCGCAGCTGCTCGGTCTCACCGATGAAGCAGTCGCCAAAGTCGGCGAAGTAGATCTCCGACTCGTTCGCGCCAGCGCCCAGGTTGTTCGGCACCTGGGTCGTGCTACCCACGGGGTAGCCCTTCAGCATGCCCTGAGCCAGTTCCGGGTAGAACTTGTTGCCGTTGCCGTCACGGAAGTCCGCTAGGAAGCGCTTCGTACGCGGCGCCAGCACCCAGCCAGGCGACGTGAGGTTGGAGTTGGAATTTTCCAGCAGAAGGATCAGCGCACCCAGGAACTGGTCGATCGCGTTGAACAGCTCCTGCCCGCTGAGGCCGGTCAGGTCGGGCGCGTGCAGGATGTTGGCCGGCAGCACCCATGACTTCAGGCCCTTGGGCGTGTTGCCCGTACCATCGTCGCGGATGAAAGCCTTGTCTTCGCGCGCCGCGACGGCGCCGGTGAGATCGTCCACCACGATCTGGTCGACGTTCGGGTTGATGCCCGAGTAGTTCAGCAGGTCGTTGCTGATCGGGACCAGGGCCGCCATCTTCTTCGCCGACAGCTTCAGGTCGTCGAACTGCTGCTCGGTTGCCGGGATGTCCGTGTCGGTGCCGATGTAGCCGACCACCGCACCACCCTTCAGGCGCGGGACGGTGAGGTTGCCGTTGGGCAACGGCAGCGTGCGCGTACCCAGGCGGCGGATCACGGCCTTCGGGCGCAGGATCTCGATCACCTCGCTGGCGAGATTCGCCGGCACCAGGATGCCGCCGGCGGAGTCGGTGGCCATGTTGAGGGCCGCGGCCACATCGGCGCCCATGCCGTTGCGTTCGGCGAATTCGGCGGCGCGACGCGGGTCGCCCTTCGACGCAGCGATCGCACGGGCCATCCGTGCGACAGCCATGCCCGGCTTGGCCGCCTGACGCAGCGTCGGGTCGAAGTGCGGGCCACGCGAAGCGGAGGCGGCAGCGGCGGCCGCCTGCGCGGAGGTGTCATCGACCGGGGCGGCGCTGGCCGCCGCAATGCGCTCCGCTTCCTGCAGGCGCTGGATCTTGGCGTCCAGATCGTTGAACTCGGTCTGGGCGGCGGTGAATTCCTGCAGCTGCTCGGCGGACAGGGTACCCTCCGCGGCTTCGACCGCGGCAAGCGCCTGAATGCGCGCATTGACGGCGGCCCGTGCCTGCTGCAGGGCAGTGATCTTCTGCTTCATGGTTGTCTCCTGGACACAAAAAAGCCGCCCTGCGGCGGCGGATGGTTCGGTAGCCGAAGCTCCGAAAGCTGGGTGTTGCGTTTACGCACGGGCGCGCATGTCGATCGCGGCGGCCTGTGCGGCAATGCTTGCCTTTCGCATGGGCTGCGACGGATTCGACCGGGAGCTGCGCGACGCGGCCACTTCTGCGGCGATTCGATCGACAGCGGCCTGCGGCGCTTCCATGGTGTCGGCCAAGCCTGCAGCGATGGCGCCCTGGCCGAAGTAGACCTGCGCCTCCGTGCCACGGACAGCCTTCTCGTCCATGCCGCGGTAGTTGGCGACCGACGACACGAAGCGCTCGTAGGAATCGTTGACCATCTGCCGCAGGAACTCGGCCGACTGATCGCTCAGCGGCTCGTAAGGGCTCAGATCGTTCTTGTGGGCGCCGGCATAGATGGTGGTGACGGTCATGCCGTTCGCTTCATTGCGCTTGCTCATGTCCACATGACGAGCGATCACGCCAATGGAGCCCACACCCGCGCTCGGACTCAGGACGACGTTCGTGGCTGCCGACGAGAGCGCGTATGCCGCGCTGTAGCCGCCGTAATTGACGACGGCCGTGATCGGCTTCTGCTTCGACCATGCGTTGATCGAGTCGGCCAGTTCGAAACAGCCGGCCACGCTACCGCCCGGGCTGTCCACGTCGAGGACGATATGCTCGATCATCGGATCCGCCATCGCGGCCGATAGCTGGGTACGCAGATCTTCGTAGCTCGTCGACGTCTCGCATGGGTCCATGTGGATCGCGCGGGGCACGAGCAGACCGTGGATCGGTACCACCTGCACGCCCGTCGTGCGCGCCGCGGCGATCCGGTCCGCTTCACGGGCCGCCTGCATGGCTGCGTAGTCGCCACCGTCGTCGTAGGCCGTTGGGCCGAACGGCACGCCTGAGCCGACTTGTACCTGTACGAGGTTGAGGTTCAGCGCCTGGTTCGCCCAGTGCGTCACCAGGTCCATCGTCGACGGCAGAACGGCCTGCGCCTGGTTGAAGATCAGGCTGGCAATACGAACCGGGAAACGGGTCATGCGTTGAGTCCTCGCTCGACGTCGGCAAGCGACTGCTTGCTCGGCTTGGTATCGGGCGCCGGGGCGCGCGGCGCGCCGGCGTGCTGCATGTTCAGGGGCTCGAGGTAGGCGTCACCGTTTTCCACGGGCGGCAAGTTCTCGAGGCGACGGATATCGTTGATCGACAGCCAGCCCCACTGGCGCGCCAACGCATACGCTTGGAAGCGACTCGTCTGGTCGCCACGCAACAGTCCGCCGACGTTGAATTCGATGTAGTAGTCGAGCCGGTCCTGACCTACCAGCAGATCACGCATCATGGCCTGCTCATGTCGGCGTAACCACGGCATGAGGGCGTAGATGACGAACTGGATCTGCAGGTTCTCCACGTTGTTGTACGTGGCGGCGTCCAGCAGGTTGATCATGTGCGCGGGAATCTTGAAGATCCTCGAGATGTCGATCGCCGACAGCTTCATCGCGTTGATCATCTCGACATCGACCAGCGAGACCTTCATCGGCTCGAAGGACATGCCTTCCTGGAGCAGTGCCACCTTCTTGGCGTTGTCCGTACCAGCGAACTTCTCACGCCAATCGTTGAGAAGCTTGTCGATGCCCTCCTGGGTCTTGATCGTCGCCGATTCCTGCGGACGCTTGAGCACCCCGGCCAGTCCGGGTCCGTTCGCAAAGGCCTTCGACGAGAAGTCCTGCAACGCCAACGCATAGCCGATGGTGTCGCGGTGCAACTCCAGGGGCGACACGCCGACATACGAGTTGCGCGACCACCAGCGAACGTGATGCATTTGCCGCATTGGCAGGACGATGCCGGTGCCGGTGACGCGGTAGAAGGGCTCCATTGATTCGGAGCTCTTCAGAACCTCAATGCGCTCCACCGGGATGGGGTAAAGACCGGTCACCTGCCCCGCTTCGTCGCGATCGACGATGCTGTAGGCATTGCCGCGGAGTCCGGCGTTGGCTTGGCCGAACTCTCGGTACTCGAAAGGCGTCTGCCACGGGTTCGGAGCAACGGCAAGAATGGACCAAAGCGGGTGATTGCGAGCAACCTCGCGGTTGCCGTCGCCCTGGCGGCGATACAGCTCCAAGGGAAGCTGCGCCACGCTCTCCGCGAGTAGAGTCACACAGTTCTGCAACGCAGCCACCGACATGGCGGTGTGCTCGCTCACACGGGTACCGCTGGACGAACGGCGGCCGCCGAGCATGCCCGAGATCCATCCGCCCGGCTGCGTGCGCGCCGTATCCACATTGAAGA